ATCTAAAAATGATTTCATTTACGTACTTTTAACAGATTTTGTTTAGCGAATTCGGCACGATTAACCAGTTTAGTTGGTTCATTTGCATGGTGTACAACGAAACCTTCTGGTTTAGATTTCTTACCATCAATATGATGATGATAACGTCCTTCATGTGTTTCCAAAGAATTTACCAATGCATTTTTGGCTTGATGTAAGTGGTGGTGCATCGCAAACAAGTTACCATAATGTGCCTTGTGTTTTTCCACATGAGCAATCTGAGATTTACCTTCACCAGTTTTTTCTGATTTGGCCTTTTCAGTTTTTACTTTTGCAGCTTGTTTCTCATGTACATCGTGTAGGTGTTCTTTGAAACCTTTAACAGATGGAACTTCATCGTGTCTTACAGTTTTATTGATGTATGTAGATAGGTGTCCAGTTTCTCCACCGTGTTTTGGATGGACTGCATCGTACATTTTATGACCATGTGTGTCATGGATTTCTTTGGCGGCAGCCATATGAGATTGAAACTTCTTCTCATTCTCAGCAGAATGTTTAACTTTGCTTGTGTCATGTTCTGCACCATGAATATGAACATCTGGATGTTCTTTGAAGTTTTCATGGTCAACGTGAGGTGAAGCGTGTTTCATATCATCACTGTATTTGTGATGAACTACGATGCCAACCTTAGACTTTTTTACCTTGGCGGCATCTTCTTTGCTTTTAGGTGTATAAGTGATTGTATTTGGTGTGAAAGACACTTTACTGTCTTTTGCTTCCAGAATAACATCTTCATGTAGTGTTTTAGTTTCTGCATGGTGCATCAAATCACCTTGATAAACACCATGTTTTGGTGTCACTTTTGGTAGATGTTTGAGTGCGTGTTTTAGAGTTTTTGCAAGACCTGGTGCATGGCCATGGTTTCTATCAATGTCTTTTTCTGTGTGGTTAATTTTTGGATCTTTATTGAATGCTGACTTAGTTGCAACAAAGAATTTACCATTTTTTGGATGGTGACCGAAAACAAGAGATGGAGAACCATCATATTTCATGGTCAGATTAGTATTACTTGCACCGGCCTTCATGTGTGCATGAGCCTTCATCAAGGCAGCATGTGCGTGTTCAAAACCGGCATGGCCGTGCATCAAAGGACGGTCTTCGGCATGGTGAATATGTTTAAGTTCACCACCTTCGGCTTCTTCTTTTAAGAACGATTGAAAAGTTAACATTGATTATACCTCTAGAAATGCAACACACTTTGGTTGCCAATAGACTTATTTATACAACTTTTTAGTTGACACAGCCAACTTTTTGAAATATTGGCTTAGATATATATCAGTCGTGCATATACTGGCCATTCAAGGCCATCACACATCCAGTGTTCATCATGTCAAATTCTATCAATTTATCTGCCGGAACATTAATCATATGTGAGTGTTCGGTGTCCAAACCCTTGTTAAACAACTCAAAATTCTTTTGGATGATACCAATATATTCATCCACCAAAGAGAAACACCAAGAGTACAATCTGGTTTCCAATATGTGTGTAGAACCATAAGAGTTCTGTATTTCAGGTGGCATCCAACTCTGTACTCTCTTTTTGAATACATATTTACCAAAAGTATTGTCATAATCTTTTAGGTCAAATTCATCCAATAGATTTACTCTACCACCCAATTTAAACATTCGGCCTTCCATGTTCTTAAAGTCATATTTCTCTTTCAAATGCATGATAGCAGTTAAAAGTAAGAAGTTTTCACCAACACTTTTCAAACCATGACGATTAATTTCTTGTGCAGTCTGATTTGCAGTCATGTCTAAGAAAATATCAACCTTTGATTTTATCACATCCAATTTCCACTGTTCCAAAGGATGAACCGAACTATCAATAAAGACAATCAAAGAATCTTCGGTTCTTCTACGGACACTATCAAAAGTTTCTATCGTTTGTGTATATCTATCTTCAAAATTAACAACACCAATATTGGGTTGAATACATGAAGTTACTATGAATATATTTTTCATGCGGCATTCTCATATCTAAATCTTGGCCAATGGTATTGTACAGGAGTCGCTTGAGGTGGCATACCTGCACAACTAATGATATTATAGAAATCATTATTGTAGTTTGCACCAATCCACATTTCTGGTTTGTTCCTGTTTGAATCAAAGGTGTTTAGTGGTGTAGTCTCTCGCATCTCTGTCCACCAATCATGTTCATTGATATCAGGAAGTGTTCTAATGTATTCTGACTTTGACCACCAGAATGTTCCTGAATAATGTGGTACAGGCCATGTTCCAAAGTTAACACCTGCACAAGAATGTGTTTCCAATTTCTCGGTACATACTCTCCACTTTTCAATACAACCCCACTGTAGGAACTTTCTCCACAAATAGTAATTGATGAATGCCACTGAATGTCTTTCTTCTCTCATTCTCCATGGAGCTGTAATTCCTTTTGAATGGAAGTACAAGAACTGTGCATCTTCTCTATGAGCATGATCCTGCAAAAGCATCATCGTTTGTGTTTCATCAAAATGATTATTCTTTTTATAATCAATACCTGATGTAAATTGCAACGACAAATCTTCTATTGTATTATCATCCAAATAAAGTTTTTTCACAACTTCAATTTTAGGATAAACATCACAGATACCAGTAAACAACTCTACTTCACCACGTTTACCAATACAGACAACATACATCTTTTCAATGTTATCATATAGACCGGAATCAATTACATCATATAATTGGTCTAAAAATAAATTATACCAACAGCCTGTTTCATCTGTTAGGTATATGTGATAATATATGTACTTCTTCATTTGTACCAGTACCAAACATCAACTTCGGTTTGCATAATCTCTTTGCCACATGAAGCAGCAAATTCTCTAACGGCTCTATTAACATCAGGTATCATATTGAAATCGTGTCCTGAGAATATACCACCAGTTTTTACTTTTGAATAATATTTCATACAATCAGACATTACTCCATCATATGTGTGAATACCATCAACAAAAATAAAGTCAAAAGATTCATCTTCAAAATGGTCATAATAAGCAGCTGAATCTTCTTTGTGCATAATGAAACGATTGCCAAATGAATTCATTTTGTTCATCGCTAGTTGATAAACATCTTCACGGCTGCGAACAATAGTACCATTCCAGTCTCTGTATTCTGTATATGGGTCAATTGAATGTAGTGTCAGACTAGGAAGACTTCTCATCAAATATTCGGTTGTCACCGCTTCATCGCATCCAATCTCCAATCCAACAACATTAACTTTGTCTTTCAACAAGTTAACAAGTCCAAATCCTGGACATTTATTCATGTAAATATAAGTTCCTACCATAAGAAGCCTCCATAGTCTTTCGGATAATAATTTTTGTAAAGGTGAACTATAGGATATTTTTCTTTATCCACAGTTGATACATCGAAATTTTTGTTGAATGGCTTAATTTCAAAAATGCCAGGATTAACAGTGTATTTTTTACCACACATATAATAGAAAATTGTTAAGAAACAATCATAATAACCAAATGTCGGATAATGTTGTTGTATCTGTTCATATACTTGGTCAAAGATATGAATAATCTTATGATAGTTTTCTATGAATGTAGACACCTTAAAGATTGTTCCACCACCTGCACCATAATATGGTCTTGATGGGTATACACCAGAAACTTGTTTACACAAATCTAGTACAAACTCAGGAACATAATTTGTTGTATCGTGTGCATAGATTTCCCAATCATCTTCAACATGAACTTTGTTAATTAAACAAACATCATCCTCAGCACACATTATATGCGTTTCTTTAGATAAAAGGCAAGCAATATAAAACCTTTTAAGGAAATGAAATGCTTTTTCTTTGGTTAATCCATATGGTTTGACAGAATATCCCATGTGATAATCATAGTATTGAAAGTCACATTTATATTCTTTTGCCACATCGTAATAGTTAGGACCAGAATCGGATGAAATAATAATCGAATTGTCTGGGTAGAATTTGCGGATACTTTTAATTACTTCTTTAGAAGCATCTTCATAGAATCCAGGAATGTAAAATGATAAAGAAGCCATTATTTAAAATTATTCAAGGTTGTAGCAACGTGGACTAAATCAGCTTGACTCAACCACCATCCAATAGGCACACAAGTTTGTGTTGCGTCAAACTCTGTAACACCAGGTAAATGTTGTCCTTCAAACCGTCTTGTTGAATCATACTTATCATTTCTGAAGTGTACTGGACTACAAACGATACCATTTGTTTCCATGTATTTTGTAAACTCTGCTTTTCTTCCATTGAGAACGTGCATACTCAACAACCAAAATGAACAGGTTGGATCATATGATGGCATAATCAAATTAGGATTATTGACATTCTCAATTAAGTATTTTGCATTTCGTTTTTGTTGCAATACAGATTGTCTTGCTTCTGGAAGATTACACAAACCAATCGTAGCATTAATATCATTCATATGATATTTGTAACCTGCCTTGGTGATGTTTTGTGTACATCTGAATGATTCTGATTTTGTTCTATCTAAACCAAACCATCTAAGAATTCTGGCTTCATTTGCCTTTTCTTCGTTAGGGCAAATCAAAAGACCACCATCACCACTGGTTAGGAATTTGATTGCTTGTAGACTGTAACAAACATAATCACCACGTTCTGGTTTATCATCCAAGAAGGTGTCCCACGTATGTGCAGCATCTTCGATAACTGGTACACCAAATGATTTTAATGTTTTATAATCACAGATTCTACCTGCCCAATTAACAGCAACGATTGCTTTGGTTTTTTCTGTGACAAGTTTTCTTGCAGATTCTGGATCCATAAGACCAGTAATTGGATCAATATCAGCCCATCTGATTTTAGCATGACGATGAATGATACCAACTTGTGAGGCAAAACAAGTTTGAGGTGTTGCAATTACTTCATCACCAGGTTCTACACCACACAAATGTAAAGCCAAATCAATAGCCGATGTACATGAATTTAATGTAACTGGCCTGATACTGGTTTTCAATTCTTCCTGTAGTGCGTTTTCAAATTCTTCAACTTTCGGACCTTGTCCGATAAAACCAGACATTAGGACTTTGCCAACTTCATCTGGTGTCTTTTCAGACATTCTAACTTTAAATAACTGA